CCGCACATTTAGGGGTTGTATGCCTCGGTAATGAAGTTATATACCCCCACCCACAAAAACGCCGTGTGTTGCGTTACACAAGCGCTTACACGCATTCAAACAGGAAAGGAAAAACAAAAATGATTATTTTAACGGATGAAATTGCAATGACCGCCAACAGAAGACAATACACCATCGGAAACCCTTGCAAAGGCGGTCTTAATGATAAGCAATATTTCACGCGGCTGGAAAACGCCTTGCAAGAGGCCGTCCGCATTGCTGTGCGGCTTGAAATTGCCGATGGCAGCATTACCGAACTGCGTCAGGTCATAGCGGAACAAACCCGACTTGAACAGACGTTCAGCGAGAAATTAAAGGGGGTGTATGTCTGATGGTCCTTTATGCTACCGACCACGAGCGGCAGTTGATCGTTGCCGCCCTGAGTTTCTACGCCCAGCACCTGGGCAATATTGCCAGTACCGCCGAACAGGCCCAGGCCGCCGCGCTGGCTGATGAAGTCGAAGCCTCTTCCCGATGCCTTCCACCGCCCCGGCGGGGCAGATGAGAGCAGACCGTTATGCGTTTTCCTCGCGCGCGTAGTATAAGCACCATCTTTGCGGGGAAAATTCGATTTTTTACATAACTCACAGTTCACGCCCGCGCGCGTGTATAAAGGCGCAGGCTGAAAGGAGAATCAAACTATGTGTAAACCGTTCTACAATTTGCGTGTGCGTTTTGCTCAATGTGAAATGTCACAGAATGAGGTTGCCCGCGCCGCTGGTATGGCATCAAGCACCATGACCGCCCGCATGACCGGCGCACAGCCCTTTGATGCGTGGCAGATTGAAAAAATCGCCCAAACATTGAGCATCCCGCCAGAGGAATACTACAAGTATTTTTTCGACCATAAAAAGGCGGCGGGCTGATGGCAAATCGCAGAATGTTTAGCCTTTCCGTCGTTGATACAGACCGCTTTCTTGAAATGCCGTCCAGCACCCAAGCGCTGTATTTTCATTTGGGGATGCGGTCCGATGATGACGGCTTTGTAGCTGCACCGAAAAGTATTGCCGCTATATGCGGCTGTTCAGTCGATGATATACGGCTGTTAGCAATGAAAGGCTTTGTACAGGCATTTGAAACGGGTGTTCTTGTTATCATTGACTGGAAAGAGAATAACAAAATCCGCAAGGACCGTTACACGCCTACCAAGTTTATCCACGAAAAAATGCTTTTAGGTGACAACCAAAATGACAACCAGAGTGACACCCAAACCGCAACCAAATGGTTGCCACAGGATAGGTTAGGTAAGGATAGGATAGGTAAGGTAAGAGAGAGTAAAGAGAGAAAAGCGGACAGCGCCGCTTTTCCGCCCTCTCTCGCTGACTCTGAAAAAAGCAAACCAAAACGGAAAAAGCAGGAACATCCACAAGAAACTGTAGCCGACGTATTCCGAACCTTTGCTGGAAGTGATGCCGAGCTTGAAAAGGCCCTCACGGATTTTAATGTCTTGAGAGCGACAAACAAAAAGCCCTTGACCCCGCGCGCGGCTGAATTGATTTGCAAGAAAATCATGAACCTTGCAAAAGATGCAGCTGTAAGAAATACGCACGGTTACATGATTGCAGTCTTGGAGCAGAGCATTGAGCGCGGCTGGGATGGCGTATGGGCTTACAAGGGTGACTTTAAAGATGCCCCCACCGTTCACGGTTCAAACGGAAAAGACAAACCGCGCGAAATTGGCCCAGACGATGATATTACTCAATACCTGTAATGTGTCCACATTGGACACGACAGCCCCGGCGGGCTGTTTGGAAAAAACAAAAGCCGCCTTAGGTGCGACCAACACCCAAAGCGGCAGGCGGTAAAGCGTTTGACACACGCGGATTTACCGCCCTCAGTATAACCGATACGGAGGAAAAAAGCAAATGAAAACTGAAAAGACCATCAATCTGACCGCCTACAAGGTGGACTACATCGACCAGAGGGAGCCGAAGCCGCGCACCGTACATGCACAGACCGTAGTGCTGGACGGCGGCAAGATCAGCGCCTTGAACCGCCTTGACATGCGCCCGGCGGGCTGGATCACACAGCAGTTTGAGCGCGGCGGCTTTACTGTGTCGGCGATACACAAAGGCGAAACGATCACCGCATGTGTTGACCTGGCCGAGCTTTGGCAGCAGACCGCCGCTGCGGCAGAGCTGGCCGAGACAAAGAAACAGCTTGCAAGAGTGCTTGGGCAGCTGAAGGAGGCCGAAGAATGACAAACCCGCAAATTATAACGCCTTCTGAAGCTTACGAGCTTGCTTGCTGTACCGGCATAGAATCGGACGGACTGCCCGGCGGCCTTTATGAATTCTGCAATGAAGTCTTGAAGTTATGGAACGCTAGACCGGTAGACGATGAAAGCTGGGTAAATCTTGTATTTATGCTTTCCTCTGTGTTTGTCGCAGGCATGGTATATGCGCGCGATGGGGGTTATTTCAAGAGTGAAGATTAAAATAACATATACAGCAGAAGAACAACAGCTATTTGAGCGTGTCCGCGCCGAACTGCTGCAAACCATGCCGACAGCACGGCAGCATGAAAGCAAAGCCCCGGCGGGTACAAAGATATTTTATATTACCACTTGCAAAAAAGACCGCCCCACTGTATAATAAAAAGCACACAGAGTACCGCCAATAGGTAAGCCGCACAGGCGCAGGGAAAAGCAAACGCTTTTTCTTGTGCCTGTTTTTTTATGCTGTTTCATTTGGGCTTGATGGCAGCAGCGGCGGCGCTTAGTGTGCGCTTTGCTGGCCGTGGGCGGTTTTTCGTAGGTCTTTACCTTGAAGCTTAGCTTTCCGTGTGTATGTATGAAAATTGCGCAAAGTTGCCAATGTCGGGCAGCAGATGCCAAAAAGCGAAAAAGAGGCAAAAACCGCAAAAAACACACAAAAAGCGCTTAGAAAGTTAAGCATATAGGGGGCCTGCAGGGGGTGGGGGAGGGTCCCCCGCCCCCGCCCACGGCGCCCCTTCTGCTGTCCAGCGCCGATTTACACACAGGGAGTTTTTAAGCAGAGGGTAGAAAGCGGCAAAGACTGCTTTTTGCATAGATTACGCTACGGCAGCGGTAAAGCCGGGAAAGGATAACACTACATGGGAGAGGATAAAAGCGCACTTTCTACGGATGTTCATATTATTTGCGGACCGCCTGGTTCAGGCAAAACCACTTTTGTACAGAAACACATGCAGCCAGGCGATTTAATCCTTGATATGGACGCAATCGTGGCCGCATTAACTGGCAACAAAAGCACACACCCGGACTATTCAAATGTTATGAACACAGCGTTGGCTGTAAGGGAAACCATATACAAATCTATTGAATCTGGCAAGGCAGGAAAACGGGCTTTTGTCATCACTGCTACTTCGGACAAGCAACAGGTCGAGAATCTATCCCGGCGGCTTCACGGATCTATGCACTATATGGATACGCCAGAAGCAGAGTGCATCAAACGAATTTGCAATGACCCTACCAGACCAGATAAAGAAAAGGACCGCGCACTTGTAAAGCGTTGGTTTTCCGTTAGTAAGTCAACCGAGAAAGGAATCCCCATGAACGAAACTGTAAACCAGGAAACTAACGGCACTGCTGCCGCACAGCAGGAAAACCGCACGTTCACCCAGGACGAGGTAAACGCCATTGTGGCCGACCGTCTGACCCGTGAGCGTGCAAAGTATGCTGATTATGACGATCTGAAAGGCAAGGCAGGCCGTGCCACTGCATTACAGCAACAGCTTGACGCCATGAAAGCCGACAGTGACCGCCGCGAGATGAAGCAGCGCGTTTCTGCCGCTACCGGCGTACCGGCGGCTCTGCTGACCGGAGACACTGAAGAAAGCTGCACAGAGCAGGCACACGAAATTATGCAGTTTGCTGCACCTTCTTACCCGGCTATACCGGACGGCGGCACAGCTGGAGCGGTTGGAAATTATCAAAATGTTTTTTCGCCCGCTTCCGATAAGGCGCTATCTAAGGCATTTTGCCGGGATAACAAGCATAAGCCGAAGCCTTACCCGCCCTGCATCTATTAAGTGAGGTTGAATTTATGTCCGTTGAACTTACTACAAAATTTGCACCTAAAACCGATGAACTTTTCAAGGCTGAAAGCAAAATCAGCCTGCTTACTAACACCGACTACGATTGGACGGGGGCGCACGCCATCAAGCTGTACAAGATCAGCACAAGCCCGATGAACGATTACGCCCGCAACCGCAGCGCGGCCCCGGAGGACAGCAGCGAGTCTTTGTCCCGCTATGGTCAGTTGCTTGATCTGTCCGCCACTACCGAGGAGCTGTTGCTGAAGCATGACCGCTCTTTTATCTTCAATGTGGACAAGCTGGACGAGGACGAAACACAGGGCCAGCTTGAAGCAGGCACCGCCCTTGCTCGTGAGCTGCGCGAAGTAGTTGTACCGGAGGTTGATACCAATGTGTACAAGATCATGGCAGAGGGCGCAGGCGTTAAGCCCGAAGCCGCCGCGCTGACCAAGTCGAACATTTACGCCGCTGTGTTGGATGCGTCTCAGGCGCTGGACGATGCGGAAGTGCCGGAGACAGACCGCGTACTTACTGTTACCCCGGCAACCTATGCGCTTTTGAAGCAGGCTGTTGAATTTGACCACACCGAAATCGGCGCGGAGATGCGCGCCCGCGGCGTTGTGGCTGTTCTGGACGGCGCTGCAGTTGTAAAGGTGCCCGCGGTTCGCCTGCCGGAAAAATTCGGCTTTATGCTGTGCCACCCGTCCGCCACTGTTGCCCCGGTCAAGCTGGAGGATTTCGGCATTCACAACGACACGCCACTTTCTAGTGGCACGATCGTAACCGGCCGCGTTTGCTATGACGCGTTTGTGTTGGACAACAAAAAGACCGCTATTTATTATCAGGCCATTAGATGATTGTGCAAAGTGCCCGTTTGCGTGACCTGATCCGCACCGGATCGTGCCCGGTTCAATAGCAAAAAGCACAAAAAGCGTGCGGGTTTACAGCCTGCACGCTTTTTGTTTATAGGGGGGATTCTATGGACGCAGCAACCAAAAATAGCGACCGACAGACCACCAACGCCGCACTTGCAGCACTGGCCGCGGCGGGCAATAGCTGCGCCTTGGGCCAACTGTGGGAAGTTAACAGGGGCCTGCTTCGTTCGATAGTCTGGAAGTGGTACCCGGCCCACAAAGCCCAGGCGGACGCCCACGGCCAGACCGCAGACGACTTGGAACAAGAGGGCTTTTTTGCCGTCCAGTACGCAGCACAGACCTACAACCCCACACAAGGGGCCTTTACAACTTGGTTGACAGCCGCCATGCAGCGCCAAATACAGCGCACGCTTACCAACGGCCACGCCCGTGCCGTGACTGGTGAGGACGGCAAGCGGCACACCACCAGCGCCGATCCGCTGAACCATTGCGCCAGCCTAGACACGCCCCTTGACGATGAAAACGGCGGCGCGGCCACGCTGGGCGACCTGCAGGAAGACCCGACAGCGGCGGAAGAACTGGACGCGGCAGAAAGTGCGCTGTTTCAAGATCAGCTGCGCACGGCGGTAGAAGAAGCGCTTAAACAGCTGTCTGACAGTGAAGCAGATGTTTTGCGCCGCCGGTATTATCAGCAACAACCACTGCGGGAAGTCGGCGAGGTCTACGGCGTGACATGGAGCCGCGCCCAGCAGGTAGAGAAAGCAGCTATGCGCAAGCTGCGCCGTAACCCGGCATTATGCCGCTTTCATGATGAGATCATACAGCACCACGCATACAGAGGCACAGGCTTTGCAGCGTGGCAACACGGCAGCAGCGTAGAAGAACACATAATTGAATACTTGGAAAGTAAAAGCGCCTACCTGTATGCGGTGCGGTAA